CCTTCCTTTCCAGTAGGTAGGACTACGGTAGGACTCTGGTAGTCTTGACGTAATTCACATAAGTCCTTGATTTTGCTTGCAGTTTTCTTATTGATGACTTGATGCTTCTCAAAATTAGCAACCTTGCCATAAGTCTTGCCATCAGACCCAGAAAACACCTCTATGTAACCAATACAAGACAACTCCAGTAGTAGTGTAGGAGTGGTGTTGGTCAATGTTCTTAATGGAAAAACGTCTGACTCAACCAACTTTGGATTCGCATTGAAATAACCCTCGTCATCGCAATGGTTAAGAAGGCCAATTGCAAGCAATGCAGCCTCGGCAGAAATTGATGCCAGAACCTCATCCCGCCAAAATTCTGGTTTGATTGTGCGAATTCGTGCCATGACTTATCCGTACATCACTTCGTACAGTGATTGCCCCGCTTGAAAAAAATTCTTTTCATATTTGAGTTCTGGCTTTACATCATGTCCGATGTAACCAGCAAGAAGAAAATAAATTTCATCAATATTTTTAGGCCCATCAACAGGTATCCGCGCAATCAAATCAAAAAATTGTTCTTCTCTGTCATGCTGGATAGCGTGACATTCTTTGCACAAGCATACAAGTTGGTCATTGTCGTATTGCCAAACCTCGCGGCCTTTTAAATAATGTTTGTGATGAACATGAAGTGTTGTCTCTCCATCTCCACAGTATTCGCAATGAAATTCGGCCCTATCAAGTATCTCAAGACGTTTTTTTTGCCAACGAGGGTCAAGCAATTGTTCAGAGTAGGACTTCTTTGCCATGTAAATCTCCAATAAAAAACCCCTGAAGACCGGAGGTACGAGCTCCAGAACTTCAGGGGTCAGCCTTTGACGGCTTAGATGTACTAGCGTCTCGTACACGCCACATCTAAACCGTCTGACTAAATCATATCACTTCTTCGGCGGCTTGCCAAAGTATTGCTTAGTCCCATCAGGGTTGTCACGTTTGGTGATGGTCCAACCATGCAGTCGCGTCATCCTTGCCAGCTTGCTGTGTGGGCTGGTTGTGGGCACGAACCGCGCAATTTCTGCTGCTGTCGTGCCCTCTTTCTTGGCTAACAACATCTTGATGCGATCAATCTGACTTGATGGTTTTTTGGCAATCATTTGGCTTCCTTGGTTATGCCCGTGAATAAGCAATCACTTGAACTGTTGCGTTGTAGTTGTGTGGCTTGCCCTTATTCTGGGTAGCCGCCAACTCAGACTTATTGAACAATCCTTTGGCCGTTGACAGGTCAAAGGCGTTGCCCCTGCTTTTGGGTGTGCCGTCATCCCAATAGTCGGGATTGGTCACGCTCATAGGCTTGAGGTCGTTTGACAGCTTCTTTCCTGTCAGTTTGTAGTAATGGTTGTTTTTCTGCAACGTGCCTTCTTTGCGCACATGAGAAAACACAATCAGTCCTTCTTGAAGCAATGCGTCTTTTACTGCCGCTGGAGAGGTGCTGAACTTGCGTGACATCCTGTTTGCGATGACACGCTGGCTAACTGACTTCTCTGCGAGACACTTCAGATAGAACTGTTTTTCTTGTAGCATATTTCCACTTCCTTTTTGGTGATGATTTCGATTGCACTGGTGAGAATTGCAACTGCCGCAACATCCCAATCTCCGGGATTGGGGCAGTTAATGTAAGCCTCAAGCATAGCCCTATCGCGTATGTGCTGTGCAGAGGCTTCTTCAAGTTGGTCTGGTGTTTTCATGCGCAAAGATTAACATCGTCAAACTGGTTGTCTATAAGGGTTTTACCTAGTTATTTTTTGTTGTTGGGTGCATTACATTGGAGGCTCAACAAGACAGGAGTTCACATGAAACTTACCAAATACGAAAAAGAAGCAATTGTTCGGGCCATCATGCAGGACGTTCCAAGCATTGATAAACATAAGCGCCGAAATAATCTTCAAGCAGCCCTTGTTAAAGCGATGAGTCCCGAGGCTCGTAAGCTTTACAACAGAACGCCCATCGATCTGCGTACATACCACTTTGGAAACATGATTCACACGGGATCGTATGCAACAAGAGAGCTTATTGTGGGTGATGTAAGCAAGGAAACAATTGCCGAACTGGTAAAGCCATATGAGGCAGAAGACAATTCCCACGCCGACACCAAACGCAAGCTAAACGCAGCAATCAATGGCTGCAACACGTTGGCCCAACTCAAGAAGCTGCTGCCTGAGTTCATCTCTTACTTCCCATCAGAGACAGAGCCAACTAAAAATCTTCCCGCTGTTGCCAATATGGTTGCTGATTTGAGCAAACTCGGCTGGCCCAAAAAGAAAGGTCAAGTATGAACATCACGCTTCTTCGCCAAGCACGGCGCATCTTTCAAACATACAATGCTTCCCCTGAAGTAATCCGCAGCTACCAACGCAAGTGGGCACGATCTGTTCACCAGCTTGGTCCTAACTGGCTGCTGGCTCAACCAGTCAGCAAGGTGCAGTAATGGGCTGGGTCATTGGCTTAACCTGCTTGGCTGCATGGTTCAATCACGTTTTTACTTGTTTTGCAGAAGGCTTGTGGGTTCTTCTGTTGGCTGGTGCAATCATGTTCCCAATTGGAATCTTGCACGGCTTTTACCTCTGGTTTAGATAAGGTGTTCAGCCGACCTGTAACGGCTGTTTTTTTAGGAGAATGAAATGGGCTTTGTAGCTTCTGACAGTGGTGGTGGTAACTTCAAACGTGTGCCTTCTGGCGTTCATGTTGGTCGTTGCTATTCGTTGATTGACCTTGGCACACAGTTGTCTAGCGGTCAGTACGGCGAAAAATTGCAGCACAAGATTCGTGTTGCTTGGGAGTTGTTTGGTGAAGACGAGGAGGGAAAACCTCTCATTATTGAATTTGACGGCAAAGAGATGCCCATGACCATCAGCAAGTCATACACGCTGTCTCTCAGCGAGAAGGCATCACTGCGTAAAGACTTGCAGTCATGGCGCGGTCGGGAATTTACAGATGAAGAAGCAAAAGGCTTTGACATTAGTAAACTGATCGGTGCTTATTGCATGGTCAACGTCACTACCAGCGAGACAAACGGTAAGACGTACAGCAACGTGGCTAACCTGACTCCATTGCCCACAGCATTGAAGGCCAGCAAGCCAGCAGCAGTGCATGAGACTGTGATGTTTGATTTAGACAATCCTGATTGGGCTACCTTTGACAGCTTTCACGACAAGCTCAAAGACGCTATCAAGCGTAGCCCCGAGTTTGCCAAAGCAGCAGGGCATTCTTCTGGTCAAACGCCAACAGGCGGCTTTGACGATATGCCGGACTTTTAAGCATGACAAGCCTCTATCAATTGGCTCATGATTTTCGTGAGCAACTAGATAACCTGTTTGATCCAGAAACAGGCGAGGCTTTGCCAGCGTTTGATGAATTCCGAGTCATGCTCGGCAACAAAGCAAACGCTGTCGCTGCCTACGTCTTGAACTGCGAGTCAGATGCTGCACAGGCAAAAGAAGCCATCAAGCGTATCAAAGCCCTTCAAACGGCTTACGAGCGCAAAGCAGATAAGTTGAGGGATTACCTTGCCGAGAACATGAAGACGGCTGGAATCCACGAAATAAAGGCTGCTGACGGGTCTTTCATTGTCAAGCTGTATGTTGACCGTGACGAATCCGTTGTGATTGAGGATGGCGCAAAGTTTCCTGCTGAACTGTGTGCTGATCCCAAGCCTCCAGAGCCAAGCAAAACCAAGATCAAGATTGCAATTCTTGCTGGTGAGCCTGTAGCTGGAGCCTACATTGTCCGCAAGGATAGGTTGATAATTAAGTAAAAGGAAAAGACATGTACTTTGTAGTTTCTCCAGATGGATATTCTGGTTATGGCAAAACTATTGCAGATTCCATAAAAGACCTGCTTGAACAAGACGCAGAAAATCATCAAATTAAAGACTTACAGTTCTTTAAGGCTGGACCTATCAAGGTTGAGTTGTGTGAAGTACCTACGCCAGTTGAAGTAAAAACAGCGGCAAAACTCAAAAAATGATTTACGGACTGAAAGCGGATGCTGATTACTCGTTCTAGGCGGGGACCAAAAGCAGACATCAGACGCAGCGAGTAGGTCCACCAAATATCTTTCATTATCTAAAAAGGATAAAACATGAAAACGATTGAAGCTTATCAAACGGATGACGGTAAGATTTTTACGTCACTTACTGAAGCGCGAGTGCATGAAGAATGCGAAAAACTCATGCCTGAAATTAACGCATTTATGACATCAGATGCTTGCAAGTACAACAACCAAGCACATTCAAAGATTGTCATAAACACGTTGCTTGCTTGGTATTTCTGGAAAAAAGATGGAGGTATGAATCAATGAGTTACGCACATATAGAAATCAAGATTATTCAGTGGGCTGAAGCACGGAAAATTATTCCAAACTCCACCCCTGATACTCAGCTTCTTAAAGCTATGTCTGAACTTGGCGAACTGGCTGATGCAACCATTAAGAAAGACCGTGAAGGAATTATTGATGGAGTTGGTGACGTAATGGTTTGTTTGATTAACTATTGCGCTTTGCAAAACATTGACTTAGTGACTTGCATGGAGTCTGCGTATGACGAAATCAAAAACCGCAAAGGAACATTACTTCCTTCGGGCGTTTTCTTAAAGGAGTCGTGATGCTTTGTGATACCTGTAAAAATCCAACTCATTGTGCAAATTTAGGGCGATGTGGTACTAGCAAACAGTCCGCCCTTGATAAGCAGATTTCGGGCAATCATTACCGCGACAAAGGCATCCAGCCGATTGTCTACATCTACGCCAACGATCTTGGGTTTTGCGAGGCAAATGTGCTGAAGTACATTACTCGGCATAAATCCAAAAACGGGGCTGCTGACATTCGTAAGGCCATTCATTACCTTGAATTGCTGCTTGAGTTGCAATACAAGGATGCTACTTAAGGCAGACTTCTGTAACGTAAGCCTGAAGTGCTTTTAGCTTCAGTCCGTTTTCGTCAGCAACTGCTGCCAGTGATTGAGTAGCTTCAGAACACTCTCTGATGATTGTGTTTCTGGGGTCTGCATCAGTTCTGGCGCAGGTGCTGGTGGTTTGACTTGTTGAATAGGAACGTAACTGGTCGCGCAGCCTGTCAAGCTCATTGCGAGTAGAGCGCACAACAGCGTCTGAAGTCTTTTTGCTTTTTGCATACTGTTCTTCAACTGTTTGTTTTTCAGCCAATAGCTTCTGCTGCTTCTCATGTTGCGCTTGCTCTGCTTTGTGAGTAGCAACCTCAACTTCTCTTTTTACGTTTTGTTGCCCAAGCAAATACATCTTCCAATGTGATGCAGACAAAGCAACAACAACAATTATTCCTGCTGCA